AGCGGCTTTTTTAGTGTCTTGCGGATTTTGATAATTTTTTGAATCGCTTATCCTGTTTCTTCTCCCCGACAACGGCGAAAGCGTGTATCACTCCTGGTACATACAGACAGCAGGTCAATCCCAAATTAAGTAATGCCTGTATAGGCTTTCCGCATAATAGCACCGCGACAGGCGGTAGCAATAGAGCCAATAGATACATGGTTCTCCCCTCCTTTTGCTCTATTATAGCACTTATTTGCATACATATAAAACATTACTTATCAATGCAACTACAGTAATATTGATAAATCGCTGAACAAACTTCGCAGTCTTCAAGAGCTCGATGCGAATCATAAGAAAGCCCAAAATATTCTTTAAGAGTGTTTAATTTATAATTCTCTACTTTCACTTTTGGGATGCATCTTCTAGCTAAAGTTAATGTGTCAATAACTTTGTTGCTAAAGAGCTCGATTTCAGATCTATATGCTTCGCATGCTAGCATTTTTATGTCAAAGGGGGCGTTATGAGCCACCAAGGCATAGTCTTCAATGAAACTGATAAACATTGGCAGTATCAGGTCTACAGTAGGTTTATTTATTAGGTCTTCATTTCTGATACCTGTTAACTCTGTAATAAAATCATCTAATTCTCTTTCAGGGTTTATAAGCATTTGAAATTTTCCGACAGGTGTATGGTTGATATACTTGATTGCCCCTATCTCAATGATCCTTTCAATCGGATACTCAAGCCCTGTTGTTTCTGTATCAAATACAACATAGCTACTCGGAAACGTTGTTGCTTTTCTTGAAATATAAGCATCTTTATATACTTCAATAGGCGGAGCTTCTCTCCAGCGTTTTTCATACTCCAACCTCGATGGTGGTTTCTTTGAATCATCATTAAGTATAAAATGTTCGACCTGTTCCTGTATGTCGTCTTCGTGCGTCGGAACAGAAATAAATGCTGATCTGTAGTATTCATTGAAATCAGAATCCAGAGACAGCCTCACTTTTGCTTTATTCTCTTTGGAATTGGGATGTTTTAGAAACGAGTTATGCTTTCGGATTCCCTTAATTTGACACACTAAAGTTGTGATGATCAGTCTTCTTTGATTTTCGTCTTTAGTAGAAGTTAGCTGACCCTCCATTTTTTGGAACGTGACTTGTTCACTAATTTTTTTAATACAATCAGCCAGTTGTAAAACAGCCGTAATACGCTGAATCCGTATATTATTTTCGGACATCGGCTGTATTTTTGTGCTTGTATCATCAATTTCTGTATCAATATTAGCGCAGTCTAGATTATCTGATGTTTCTACATCGTGGGAATCTAAATAAAGCGACGATAAAAAATAAATAGCTATGGCTCCGGCGATTATGCATCTAAAAAGTTTCGCCTCTAATACGATGGAGTCATTCCCTAAAAAACCTAGAATGCTCAATGAAGCTATACAGGTAATCAATAATTTTACTACCCTCATAAATGTCCCACCTTTTTTTACATTATAGCATTTTAACGTGTATTACAAAATACTTACTTGCATATAATATACTATCATGGAATTGTTAATATATGAGCGGCGTACAGAAAAAGACAAATCTTTACGGGATTTGTCAAAGCTAACAGGGATAACCAAGAGTACTCTAAACAACTATGAAAACGGAAACACTTCACCTACGATACACCAGCTCGAAAAAATAGCGGAGGCGCTACATATAAAAATAACGGACCTGTTTGAGTCCGATTTTAAATGACGTTCGTGTCCAATATATTGGACATCGGCGGAAATTGCAGTCTATATTAACAATTTTCTATCCTTATGCGCTATAATATAGCTACAGAAAATATTACCAATTTTATAGGAGGACAAAGATCATGAACGAGGAGATCTACATAGAAAGGATATCTATTATGCTAGGGCGCATCCATTCTCTGGAAGCTCTAAAGCACATTTACAATTTTGTAATGAGATACTACATTTAAAAAGCGGAAATTTTACTCTCCGCTTTTTTTCTTCGCTTTTTCTGCTAACGTTAAAAGAAAATCTTTGATTGCTTTTTGCTGCTCAGGTGGCGCCTCTACATAGGCCTCGATAATGAATCGGTCATAATCATCCAGCTTGTACTCATCCACTAGAGCGTCAATGATTGTATCAGGGATAGCAGTAAACTTATCATCTCCTATACCTGTTTCTAACCAGAATGGGTCTACTTTATATTCACTACGTAGAAGTTTAATAAGGGATTCAGTAACTTTGTTTTCGCCCTTTTCAATCTTAGATACAGCAGAGTTAGTGATTCCTATCCTTGACCCGAATGTTTCTTGGCTGAGGCCTAGCTCTTTACGAACCAATTTGAATCTATCGTTTATAGTCATATTATCCTCCTTTCTATTTACATAATACAACATAAATTTGATTTAATCAAGAATTTATGTTGACATATTTGATTAAATACAATATAATGTGGATGTAATCAAGTTAACGAGGAGGAAAATAAAATGGATGAATTAACAATTTTACGAAGAGCTATTCATCAAACGCTAGAGCTCATCGAAAAGGAAGAGAGGATCAATAAAAGATTTATCAAAAATCACGGCAGAGAAGACGACATAGCGCTCCGCCGGATAGAAAGATATAATGCTGAAGAAAGATATCTACATGACAGAATCGTGGCATTAGAAAATTACAGACAGCCCTGATGAGTCGCTGAAAATTGCGACGAAACGCTGTGATAGCGTCGGCTATGTAAGGAGGTACTCAGAAATGAATACAGGATATGAAAAAGAATATGCGAAAGCAGTTTTGGCGGGCTCAGATATGTTGGAACGTGCTAATCAACTTGACAAGACAGCTAATGACTTGCGTTCGGAAGTTATTGATTTGACAAACACACAAGATTTAAAGGTTATGCAGTATTTATATTTGCTAGCAATGGCTAGAGAGCTGCGTGCTTGGCATGAAAAGCTGTTTGGATAATCAAAAATCGACTAGGCGATTTAAAACAGGTGTTAAGCCTAGTGCGGCAGGGTTCTTCCCTGCGTCACATATGAGGAGGTGAGAGTATTGACTGGTAAAGAGCTGCCTGAGAAGATTGCTCAGGCTACAGAGATTGCGGAGATTCTGGCGTACTTGAAAAGCTTAGGCTATAGCTTTGAGGGAGAGAGCAAGGGCTTCCTTAAGTGCTTGCTCGTTATGCATGGTCCGCAGCCGCATAGAAATGCGATGTAGATAGGAGGTGGTGGCATGGAGCTTGCAAAATTTATTACCGCAAAGGATATCGAGGACATTTTCAGAGAGGGAGGCTTCCCGATCAGCTACTCCAAAGCGCTTGAAATCAAAAAGGAGCTTAAAGCTGAGCATAAAAACGTTAAACTGCCCAACAAGTTTGTTATTCCATTGATATGGCTTGAGGAGGCTTATAGCGATCTAGCCTATCAGGGCAAGAGAGCAGTGAGGAAAAGCGTATGAGACGCCGCAACGTGATGCTTGTGATCTGGGCGATGCTACTGCCGTTCATCACCGGCTTTTATCTTGGGACTCATATCCCACAGCCTTACACAGAGGCAGATGCTGCAGCTATAAAGGCCTATATCTTAAAAGAGATAGACTTAACGCCTAAACAGCTAAAGCGTTTGGATATGGACAGCGACGGACGCATATCGTCACTTGATTATGTGATGGTCAAGAATCGTATAAAAAAGGATGCTCCCTAGACTTGGCGGTCAGAGCATCCAATAGTGAGTGGCTTTTAAAAGCCAACATCATTATATCAAAATTTGGAGGAATCAGAAAGTGGAAAAATTAGTATTGAAGCGTCGTCCACCTGCCGGTCGTGGCTCTGTGGTGAGAATCGACGCAGCGCTCTTGGCAGAAGTTGAGACGCTATCCTGTAAGACAGGCTACTCTCTTAAAAAGCTCATGGACATCCTAGTGCGGTATGCGTTGGATAACACTGTAGTAGAGGGCGGAGAGCCCGAGGAGGAGGACAAATCATGAATGCTGAAAGACGTAAGCGTAGAGACTACCTCTCGGAAGTGGATTAGGAGGAGAAAAATGCCAAAGATTGCGTATAAAGAGATCACCTTTCGGGGCGCTAGTCTGGATACGATCCATTTAGTAAATAAAGTAATCGAGGAATACGAGGGCATGGGCTACGACCTTACTCTCAGACAGCTGTACTATCAGTTAGTTGCGCGAGGTTACATCGAAAATAGCGATAGGAGCTATAAACGTGTCGGAGAGCTTATCAATAACGCGCGTCTTGCAGGTCTTGTGGATTGGTACTCAATCACAGACAGGACAAGGAACATGAAAAGTCGCTCACACTGGAATAGCCCGGGGCAGATAATAGAATCAGCGATAAATCAGTATTTTATAGACCTGCGGAAAGACCAGCCTCATTACATCGAGGTGTGGGTGGAAAAAGAGGCCTTGGTCGAGGTAGTAGGGAAGGCATGTCATGGCTTAGACGTCCCTTATTTTGCCTGCCGAGGCTATGTGAGCCAGAGTGAAATGTGGGCGGCAGCACAGCGCTTAAGATCTATGGAGCAATTCTGTGAGGGGTCCGTAATATTACATTTAGGCGATCACGATCCGAGTGGTGTTGACATGACCAGAGACATACAGGAGCGACTAGCGATGTTTGGGGCTGCTACGGTGGTGAGACGTATCGCTTTGACCTATGATCAAGTGCAAGCGTATAATCCGCCACCTAACCCAGCTAAGCTTACAGACAGCAGATGCAAGGCTTATATTAAGCAATTTGGTAATGAGAGTTGGGAGCTTGATGCGTTAAACCCGACAGTCATACATGACCTTATCACTGAGCATGTAGATGAACTAACAGACTTTGAGCTACTACGCAGCCGCAAAGAACGTTTACGAGAAGAAAAAGACATCATGCAACAATATCTTGAGATGATGGAATAGGAGGAGAAAAATGCGAAGTGAAGAAAAATCGGTTACAGCTGTAACCAAGAATGGCGAGACACAAGTCACAGTAAGGAATTGCAACGGCCTTGAGGTCGGCGCAATCCTTGTAGGAGTTGTATCGACAGCAATCAAAGCGTTTGAGAGCGTGCTTCCGCGCACTGTAGTAAAAAGACTTGTTCTCAATAGTGTTATGAGTGGGTTTAGTCAGTCTGGTATGAAAATCACTCCAAAGGATTTGCAAGAGCTTGCAGATGCAATAGAGGAAAATGCGGAGGACAATATAGAGGGTACAGCATGAAATTTTGGAGAGCCCCTTTAGCTTTCGCCGCATTGCTCGTAATGTTTTTTTGCAGCTTAGCTGCAAGCGCATCGTGGGAGCAAAGAGTCGAGGAGCTGCGAGTGCTAAATCAGATAAATCAGCAGGAGATCACAAAGCTACAGCGCACAGTCGATCAGCTAGATAAGGAGCTCAAGGTCACTGATAAAAGGATAGTAGACCTCGAAGCGCAACCAAAATGAAGAGCTCTAGGGCTGTTTAGGATAACGTACTACTGGATAGGCGAGGACCAATGGGGCGACACGATCGCAAGGCCGTGCAAAGACAAGCACAAGGCCGTAGAGGGTCATACGATTGCAGTAGATCCAGACGTTATACCTTTAGGCAGTGAGGTGCTCATAGATGGGCGTGTATATGTTGCAGAGGATGTCGGTGGAGCTGTAAAGGGCAATGTTATTGATATCTATAGCAGCAGCCCGAGATTGAAAGCGTATAAAACACAGGTTTATGTAAAGGAGGGATAACATGGAAATGTACAAGCGCCCACGCTTTAAAAGTGACATAATTAAGAAATTGCAAGGACTTGGATTTAACAGAGATACACTATCGTTCTACTCCGATGGATCTTTCAAAATGATAAGAGCGTCAAATGGTGGCGCGGCAATCCTCATAAGTAGTGATCATGAACGATTTTGCTATCTTGGGCCGGAAGGTATCGCAGTGCATGAAAGTGAAGAACTGGAGGCAGAAGAATGGTACAAGCAACTTCTGCGAGCAATCTATCTGCCAGTGATTGAACCAGGAATGCTGGTCGCATATGACCCTGGATATAGGTTGGAGCTTGGTAGGGCCAAACGCCTCAGCAAAGACGGTACAAAGGTCTTTGTCTGGTATCACAGTGGCGATACGGCAGCATGCACGCGGTTAGAAGATCTATATCCGATCGAGAAAGAATTTGTCCTGCAGCATAGAGGTATGTTCGAAAATGCCCATGCGATCGACGATATCCTTGCAAAGGAGATTCAGGACGATGACTAAAGAGGAGATTAAGCTTGTCCGTGATGAGCGAAAGACTACTAAAGAGCACTATGAAGCAAGGCTGAGAGGTAGCCTCAACATCATAGAGCTGCAGGCAGCTCGACTGGATGAAATGTCACAACAAATCAACGAACTCAATCGGATCATAAAAGAAAAAGACGATCAGATCGTGCACTTACAGACCGGGATGACCGGAGAGGAAAAGGAATACTACGGAGGTATATAAAATGGAAATGAATATTTTGATTAAAGCAGAGGAGCGTCTGCTCAACGTGCTGGAAAGACTTGCAAAGGCATGGGAGACCTCTTTGCACACACAGGAGTCAACAACGACAGCTGCTGCAGGAAACATTACAGCGGCTACTGTTAACACTGAAACACCTAAGATGCCAGAATCCATACCAGAGACGCCTAAGACGACAAAGCATCTGCACTATGGGCTGCAGGCAGATGGTGTAAGCACCTATACCAAGTGGGACGATATGTGCAAAGCGCTTGACTATGCAAGAGAGACACACGGGCCCGCTAAGGTCAAGGAGCTACTGACTTCTTACAGCGATAACGGTGAGTGGGGAGGTGTCCGACCCGCAAATTGGGACAAGGTCATTAAGGAGTGTTACGCTACCAAGGCAAAGACTGAGCAAGCACCAGAGCCAAAAGTTGAGGTAGAGGCAGAGCTGGAACAGGTGACGGATATCTCGGAGGAGGAGCTGCGCACAGCCTGTACGATGGCAAAAAATGCGGGCGTCAATGTGCCGCACTATCTTGAGAGTATCGCAGGAGTCAAACGTGTTACAAAAGTACCAGAGGGGCTCAGAATCAAGGTAAAGGAAGCCTTGGAGGCGGAAATGGGAGGTAAGTCATAAATGGAACAAATCAACCATAAGGAGCGTGAGCATGCTCTGCTGAGCGCCTCAGGTGCCACCCGCTGGATGGCCTGTGCGCCAAGTGCTCTGCTGGAGGATAACTTCCCTGAGCTGAGTAGTCGCTGGGCCGATGAGGGTACAGCACGACATGAGATTGCTGAGCAGATACTGCGCAACAAACTTGACGGTAAGCGTATGCCTGCATTCCGTGATCCTGATAAAAAACAGATGGCAGAGGATGTCATGCCTTATGTACATTATGTCCTCCAGACCTATGACAAAATCAAAAAGGAGCATAGCGATGCAGTGATCATGCTTGAGCAGCATGTTAGGTTTGACGATTGGGTGCCCGGTGGCTTTGGCTCCGCAGACGCTATCATCATCGCCGGAGGCACTTTGACACTGATAGACCTTAAAAACGGTCACATGAAGGTGCAGGCCGTGGGGAATCCTCAGCTGCGCCTATACGCTTTAGGAGCTCTACAGGAGTACGACTTTATCTATGACATTGAGCAAGTAGAGTACGTCATCGTACAACCACCGCTCAATCATGTAGACAGCGAGCTCGTAGTGGTCGATGAGCTTTGTGACTGGGCTGACGATAAGGTAAAGCCGGCGGCAGAGCTCGCTTTGTCTGGTAAGGGCTTGTTCGTAGAGGGAGAGCACTGTAAATATTGTAAGGCAGCACACTGCTGCCGCCACCGTCTCAACACCTATCAGGCCATTGCTGACCTGATGGATAAAAAGCCTGCAGAGCTTGCGTCTACTGGAGATATAGCGACGGTGCTACGCAACGCTGATAGTGTTACTAAGTTTATCAAGGCGTGCACGGACTTTGCTGTTGATGCGATGCAGCATGGAGTCAAGTATCCGGGATGTAAGTTAATTGAGGGACGTGGTAGCAGTGCTCTTATTGATGGCGCTGAGGCTACCCTTGTGCAACGTCTTGTCAATGCAGGAGCCGATAAGGATCTGATCTATAAGCCTAAGGAGCTTGCAACAAAAACAGAGCTGCAGAAGCTCGTCGGCAAAAAGGTCTTCGAGGGGCTGACAGCGGACTTGTATAAAAAGATTCCGGGCAAGATCAAAGTCGATAAGGCAGAGAGTAGCAAGCCGGAATGGACACCGCCAAACTCTGCGGAAAGTGATTTTGATGGAGAGGAGCTGAGCGAGTATGTCAAGGTCGTATCTTAAAGACTACGAGGTCGCATATATAGAGGCGCTTATCAATAATAGACTCCATGTGTGCGACATCCGCTGTGACAACGTAATATTTCCGGCGCAAGGGTCGCAGCAATCAAGTTTTGTATCAGTAACCTTTATGCCCGACGCGGCATGCGCAGGAGAGGTGTCTACCAGATTCAACGTGCCTATAAATTTAACAGCTAGGCCTCTTGTTGACCACATAGCCGAGAGGTGCATCATGGATATTGCGAATTACCTGAAAAAAGAATATGTATATAAAAATAAGGAGGATATTTAACATGGCATCAGTATCAACAGAAAAAATGAGAACAAAAAAGGTCAAGGTGTGGTATGAGCACCTGCTCGAGCCTAAACAGGACGATAGCGGCAAAAATTATTATGATTGCATGCTGCTGATTCCAAAGACGGATACGGACGTAGTGGCAAAGGCCAGAAAGCTTATTGACGGCCTAGCAAAACAGGTTTTCGGTACCGCAGCTGGTAAGGTCAGAAAACCTTTAAAGGATGGGTGCGACTTTACAAATGGCAAAGGAGAGCATCCGGAAGAAATGGACGATTACTGGTACATGAACGCAAAAAGCCAGTACAAGCCGGATGTTATCGACGTATATAAGCAAAAGCTTGAGACCGCAGAGGACGTCTACTCGGGCATGATCTGTCTTGCGTGTATCAACTTTTATAGCTATAACGAAAAGACTAACAAAGGCGTGTCATGCGGTCTGAGCTCTCTTGTCAAAGTAGGAGCCGGTGAACGTATCGTTGGACAAGGAAGCGCTGAGAGTGATTTTGAGGGCGAGGATCTATCTTCCTACGCAGAGGACCCAGAAGATGGCGGAGAGGACTACTAATCGCCACCTCTCTATCGACATTGAGACATATAGCTCTATACCTATTAAGTTAGGTGTCTATAAATATGCGGAGAGTCCTGATTTTAGGATCTTGATATTTGGCTATGCTTGGGACGACGAGCCCAGAGAGGTTATAAGTCTAGAGGAGGGTGAGGAGATACCGGACGACGTACTCCTTGCCCTTACCTCGTTCCGTGTCACAAAACACGCATATAACGCTCAATTTGAGCGAGTCTGCCTGATGAGGCACACAGGACTATCGCTTGCACCAGAGCAGTGGTGCTGCACGCAAGCTCAGGCCTGTATCGTAGGTCTGCCTGCGGGTCTTGCAAACGTCGGTAAGGCACTAGGGCTTGAGCAAGACAAGCAAAAAGATACGGCCGGGAAAGCGCTAATAAGGTATTTCAGCGTGCCGAGTAAGACCAAAGGGCGAGAGCGCAATATGCCATATCATGATTGGGTGCGCTGGGACAAATACCTCGATTATAACGGGCAGGATGTCACGGCGGAGCATGCGATTGCTATAAGACCGGACGTCTACGATATCGATAAGAGAGAGCGGGAGATATATGCAGTTGATCAACGGATCAATGACAGAGGCGTGTTGATAGATATGCAGATGGTCAATAACATAAATGAGTATACAATGCGATATAAGGCCTCTTTGATTGATGAGGCAAAGGAGCTTACAGGACTTGATAACCCCAACTCAAACGCTCAGTTCCTCGATTGGCTCAAGCAACAATTCGCGCATGTGACCTCGGGGGATAAGGAGACTGTTGCAGGTCTGCTTGCTCTCGGCGATGAGCTCACAGACACCCAGCGCAAAGTTTTGGAGCTGCGTCAAGCGCTGGGAAAAACGAGCCTTGCTAAGTACGACATGCTAACTAAGGCTACCTGTGATGACGGCCGCATGCATGGAGTGCTGCAGTATTATGGTGCGGGACGTACTGGGCGATGGGCAGGCAGGCTCGTGCAGGTGCAAAACCTCCCACGTAACAATATCAAAGAGCTGGACGAGGTCCGTCGTTGGGTCAAGGCTGGGGATTTTGAAACATTGGAAATGCTATATGATAATGTGCCAGATATCCTCAGTCAACTCATACGTACAGCGTTCATCCCTCCGGAGGGATGCAAGTTTGTCATATGCGACTACTCTGCTATCGAGGCTCGTGTCATCGCATGGCTGGCTCGCGAGGAGTGGCGGCAAGAGGTGTTTCGCACGACTGGTAAGATCTATGAGGCTTCTGCAGCGCAAATGTTCCATGTGCCGATCGATGAAGTCACTAAGGGGTCTGACTACCGTAAAAAGGGCAAGGTCGCGGAATTGGCTCTTGGCTATCAAGGTGCCGTTGGTGCTCTTATCAACATGGGCGGCGAAAAGATGGGACTGTCTGAGCCGGAAATGCTGGACATCGTAAAGCGTTGGCGCAAGGCATCCCCCAACATCGTTAGACTTTGGTATGACGTTGAGGCATGCGCAAAGGCAGCAATCCGTGAAAAATGTGTGCAAAAGTTAAAGCAGCGTGACGTCACTTTTAACTATGACCAAGGTATGCTCAAGGTAACACTCCCAAGTGGCCGTAGTCTCTACTATCGTGATGCGTGCTTGAAGGGTGGTGACTTATATCATATGGGAGTAGGACAAAATTCCGGTAAGTGGTGCGAGCTATCAACTTATGGCGGCAAACTCGTCGAGAATATTGTCCAAGCTATTGCGAGGGACGTCCTTGCTGATGCAATAGCCCGGCTCAACAGATTGAATTATGATATCGTCATGCATATACATGATGAAGTTGTTATTGAAGTGCCGGCAGCCAATGCTCAAGCCGAATACGAGATAATCAAAGAGGTAATGTGTATGCAGATACCGTGGGCAAAGGACCTCATACTAAATGCTGACGGCTTCGTGGCCGATTATTACCAAAAGGACAAGGACTAACACATATGCGTGTGCAGACTCAAAATAATTATGTCGTATATGACCTCTTGGATAATGAGGTCTGCCTCGGTGTCTTTACTACAAACGAGCTATGCGTTTTTCTGGGTAAGAGCAAAACCTGTATCATGTCAGGTATGAGACATTATCAGGAAAAGTACGGGACACCAAAAGGCACTGTAATATTTGCACATAGATACCTTGTTGAGAAATGGAGTGGTGACGATGGATCTTAAAATATCAGTGGGTTTGACTCGCAAGGATACCCACTGGAAAAATAAAACGATAAGCTGGGACGCCCTCATCACTCAGTTAAGGGATACAGTAAAAACAAAAGAGACGATGGCCGAATACATGGCCATGAAAAAAGACCAACAGGCTGAGATAAAGGACGTTGGCGGCTTCGTTGGTGGTCACCTCAAAACAGGAAGACGGCTAAAGGGTAACGTCACCTGTCGCAGCATGCTCACCTTGGATATAGATTTTCTTGACATGAGTGCTGAGGACTTTTGTGACAGGCATCTGGAGCTGTTGGGAGATAGCCTATGGTGCGTCTACTCAACGCATAAGCATACGCCTGAGAGCCCAAGGCTCCGGCTGCTGATACCACTCAGTAGGGATGTGTCACCAGAGGAGTATGAGGCGATCGCTCGACTTGTTGCTGAGGATATCGGCATTGAGCTATTTGACGATACGACCTATCAGCCAAGCAGACTCATGTATTGGCCAAGCACACCGAGGGACGGCGATTACTTTTGCGACCATGACGGTTTTGAGCCCATGGATCCAGACCTCGTGCTCGCCAGATATACAGATTGGCAGGACATGAGCTTGTGGCCTGTGAGTAGTCGGGTCAACAAAGAGCTCAAGCAGTCTCTGACTAAGCAAGAGGACCCAACAAAAAAGCCGGGGATCGTTGGAGCGTTCTGCCGTACCTATGACATTCCTGCGGCCATTGATAAGTACCTTGCAGACAAATACGAGGACTGTGGGAATGGGCGCTATACTTATGTAGATGGCAGCACTAGCGCAGGACTCGTGCTTTATGAGGATGGGCTCTTTGCATATAGCAATCACGGCACCGACCCAGCCTCCGGGCAGCTCTGTAATGCGTTTGACCTTGTCCGGCTGCATCTATACGGTGCAAAAGATAAGGGCAAACACAAGGATACCCCCGCTAACCGGCTGCCAAGCTATATGGCCATGTGCGAACTTGCAACAAGCGATAGCAAGGTCAAAGGCCTCTTGGCAAAGGAGAGAGCCTCGGCCGCGCAGGACTTCGCAGGCGAGGACTTGCGGGCATATGATGCAGATACTACTTGGCAGGAGGCTTTAGATATCAATTCAAAGGGCAAGGTACTGCCTACGAGAGACAACGTAATCATTATCATGGAGCACGATCCTCTCCTACAGGGAGCGATTGCCTACAACGAGATCGAGCGCCTCGAGTATCTATGCCGTAGCCTGCCGTGGCATAAGCTAAAAAATAAAAAGATTCCTGAGCCGTTACGTGAGGTCGATTGGGCGGGATTAAGACATTACCTCGAAAAGACCTATGAGATCATCGCAATCAAGACCATAGAGGACGCTGTGCACATCGTTGCAGACAGACGGTCTTATCATCCTGTAAGAGATTATCTTGACGGGCTTATATGGGACGGTACTCCTCGGGTGGATACGCTACTTATCGACTATCTGGGTGCTGAGGACTCTGCATACGTTAGAGCAGTCACCCGTAAGACGCTAGCAGCAGCTGTGCGACGCATCTTTACACCGGGCTGTAAGTTTGACTATATGCTGACGCTTAGGGGTCCTCAGGGATGCCGCAAGAGCAGCCTTGCTCGTAAGCTGGGCATGCACTGGTATAGCGATAGTATCTCAAGCACGCAGCCGGGGAAAGACGCCTATGAGCAGCTCAACGGTGTCTGGATCGCAGAGATGGGCGAGCTTACGGCCATGAAAAAAGCAGAGTCGGAAGCCGTCAAGCTCTTTATATCTAAACAGACAGACCGATACAGAGCTGCATATGCACGTACTGTGGAGGATCATCCACGGCAGAATATCTTTATTGGTACGACCAATGACCGTGAATTTATCAGAGACCAGACAGGCGGACGCCGGTTCTGGGTCGTGGAGGTACAAGGCTCAAAGGACATCGAGGAGTCTCTGACTCAGGGTATCATCGACCAGATATGGGCCGAAGCTGTAGAGCTGTCGGAGAGCGGCGAAAAGTTGTACCTGCCGGATGATCTAGAATTGATAGCTGCACAGATACAGGAGGACTATCAGGCTCAGGACCAGCGTCTCGGGCTGATTCAGGAATACCTTGAAATACTTTTGCCGGAGGATTGGGGCGAGCGTAGCATCGAAGCCCGCAAGGACTATATACAGAACTGCCTTAATGATGGAGACGGGACAATTACAGCTCTTGGAGTAGCCAAGCGTCAGCAGGTATGCGCCTTAGAGATATGGTGCGAGCTTTTTGCTAAGGATAAAGGCGCTTACACGGCTTTTAATTCCAAAGAGATAAACGGTATGCTGGATCATATAAAGGGCTGGAAGCGGCTTGCAAAGCTCAAAAAATTTCCTAAGCCATACGGTCCTCAAAGAGGATTTATCAGAGAGTGATGTTAACTACGTATAGGGTAACAAGGCGGGTAACAAGAGGTAACAAAGGTAACAAGCTAGCTATATGTAGGGTAACAAGGTAACAAAAGTAACACGATTTTACAAACTTATTTTCGATTAGAGGGTTTTAGAGGGTAACAAAGGTAACAAAAGGTAACAAGGCTTGTTACCTCAAAAAAGCCTTTATTTATGGGCTGAAACGCCCAAAGGTAACAAGGTAACAAGATTTTCCTTATAACTTATAAATTAGAGGATATATGAGGGACAGTACACACGTATTACATCCCTAAACGCGTAAAGTTATACGCGCGCGTAGAGTGTTACCTGTTACCTTTACAGATTTGGAGGTATAGATATGCAGGAATTTAAGAATCCAGAATTTCTCGTTTTTTTAAAAACTGGCGCGAACACGGTCGCTCAAGTCGTAATGACGCAAAATCAAAACCGTACGCTCAGCATCATAATCAGTGCGGTGCTTGATCAGCCCGTAAAGCTAGCGCCCGTAAAGCTAGCGCCGGAAAAGATTGTGCTCTATGATGGAGGTATCGACTATGGGTTGGCAGAGCACGACAAAAACTGATCCTGAAAGACAGGTCGAAAAATATCTTGTAGACAAGGTCCACAATCTTGGCGGTATCGCGTGGAAATTCACATCACCCGGTACCGCAGGTGTGCCAGATCGGATCGTAGCACTTAACGGGATGATATGCTTCGTTGAGTTAAAGCGTCCCATAGGCGGCAGGACATCCGATATGCAAAAATGGAGGATCAAGCAGCTGCACGATCAGGGGCAGCACGCCTATGTGCTGAAAAACAAAGACCAGATCAATTACCTAATAGAGCATCTTATGCGGGGGGAATATCCATCGTGAAGTATCATCCGCATGAGTACCAGCTAAAGGCGGAGCAGTGGATATTAGAGCACGATAAGTGCGGACTCTTTCTCCCTATGGGGATGGGCAAGACGAGCATTACGCTTACAGCCATAAGCGACCTTATGTATGATTACTTCTGTGTTCGCAGGGTACTCATCATCGCCCCGATCAGAGTAGCAGAAGCGACATGGCCTGCAGAGATATACAAGTGGGACCATACAAGGGGCTTGACGTACGCTAAGATCCTAGGAGACCGTAAGCAAAGACTTGCAGGCTTAGCTCAGGATGTGGACATATATCTGGTCAACCGTGAGAATGTGCAATGGTTGGTCGAGGAATGCGGTAATCGGTGGCCCTTCGACATGGTGGTGATCGACGAGCTGTCCAGCTTTAAAAATCCAAAGGCGAAAAGGTTTAAAGCGATAAAGCGGGTACTCCCAAAAGTAAAATATTTTGTCGGTCTTACGGGGACACCGGCTCCAAAGGGGCTTCCAGACCTCTGGCCTCAGGTTTATTTGATGGACCAGGGGGCAAGGCTTGGTAAGACTCTGACAGCTTTCCGTGGTAGATATCTCAGACCTGGCAGATCAAACGGCCATGTGATATATGAGTGGCTCGTGCAAGCTGGAGCTGAGGAGCTGATTTATAAAGCGATAGGGGATCTATGCATGAGCTTAAAGGCAGAGGATTGGCTAAAAATGCCAGAGTGCCAATATATAACACATGAGATAACATTGCCAGAGAAAACTATGCAGCAATATCATCGTTTCAAATGCGAGAAGATCATAGAGCTCTGTCCAGACGGTATCATAACCGCAGCCAACGCAGGAGTAGTGACCAATAAGCTGTTACAGTTTACAGCGGGCGCTGTGTACGATGAGGAGCGTCAGGTCCAGCAGCTGCACGATGCAAAGCTGGATGCCTTAGAGGATCTAGTAGAGGCTGCTAATGGCAATCCGGTCATGGTCTTCTATTATTTCAAATTTGATTTTGAGCGCATCCGCAACAGATTTTCAGACCTAAAGATACGGACGATCGAAAGCGAGCAGGATGTCGCAAATTGGAATGACGGTAAGATCGACATGCTGCTTGTGCATCCTGCATCTGTCGGACATGGGCTAAACTTACAGCATGGAGGCTCTACGATCATTTGGTATACGCTGCCTAATTGGGACCTAGAGCTTTATCAGCAGGCAAACGCTCGGTTATACAGACAGGGCCAGAGCAAAACGGTCGTGATATATCACATCATTGCAAAGGGTACGGTGGATGAGGCAATGCTGCAGGCTCTTAATGATAAAGACGTTTCACAAAGAGCGCTCATTGAGGCGCTGAAAGGAGTTTGACATGGAGGACATTATCAAAAATATTTTCTTGGCATGTATGGTCATTGTACTAATTACAGTGGTAGCGGGTGGATGTCTTATAATCGCTGTCAGCACGATAAGCGCTGCACAACGGGTGTACAGAGAGGGAAGAAAAATGAAAAACGCTGAAAAATATACTAAACAGATTGCAAATCTGATTGTGGAGGATACAGGATGTGGTACTTGCGCTAAATTTGGGGCGAGTCTTAGTCCTTATGACGGAAGCGCAGTTTGCAATACTTGTGCTATCTATGGAATATGCAATAGCCCAGATAAACTAGAAAAATGGCTCTTAGAGGAAGATGCCAGAGGACATGGAAACGCGCAGGCACCAAGGAGCAGCAGCCTATGAGTATTTATTTGACACTAGACCCGGAACGAGAGGTAATCAAACGGCTGCGTAGGATAGACGGGCTTCGCGAACTATTACGTGATGCAAAGGCGGAGCTAGAAATCGTTGAGCAGCGCAATCCTCTCGTATCCTCAAAAGGCTCAGGGGATTGTGCAGGAGGCCACAACAGCGGCGGGGGCAGGAGTAACCCGGCAATGGTCTTTAACGCTCGGGAGGCGGCTCTACGGGCGCGTATAGCAGAGTATGAGGCGATCTTAGGTGACCATAATCGCGGCTGGGCAAAGCTCTCACCGGAGCAGAGGAATTATCTTGAGCTCCGATTCATGAAAGCAGGTGGATGCAAGCAGATTTCTGCCGCAAAAGCCTATGGATACAGCGAGCGGCAAGCACGTAGAATGGAAGATGCAGCGATAAAGATTATGACCTCAGAGCTTACATGGGTGTGATTGGATGTCCGGTCCGTGGCCGCTAAAGTTCGGAAAACCGTGTTATAATAATATCGTGGAATTGTGCAAAGAGGCACAAGGCTACGACAAGTTCTGTGTCTAAGCTTCTTACGAGGCTGGCAGGTCTAAAAATCCCTTTCCGAGTTTTGTCCAACTTACAGGAGACCCTTAGTTTAATAGCTGAGGGTCTTTTAAATTAAAAAGGAGGTGGAGCATATGGGAATAAAAATGTTCAAGACTCCCGAGGAGCTGAAGAGCGCCTGGGAGGATTATAAACGCAGCTGTGACTGTAGACGTGTGACACGTACAGAGTTTTCGCCCAAGCTTGGGGAGTTCTGTACGCAGGACGTACCCTCAAGTGTCACCTATACGATAGAGGGCTTCTGTGTGCATGTGCACTTAGCACGCTCAGCGTTTTACAAGCACTATGATGGCACTAAGCGATATCAGTCCGTCGTGGATCTGATGCGCGAAGAATGTGAAGTAGATGCGCGAGAAAAGTTTGAAACAGGCGTGCTGCCTGCTCAGCTTGCAGGGCTGTGGATGAGCCGTCATGGGTATACGACCAAGACCGAGGTGCACGATGAATCAGCTCAGAAAAAATCCATGGACAATATCGAGAGCATGGTTAAGCAGCTGAGTGAGGTCGAGGATGACGACGTCGCAGAGTGATGACAAGCCTCTTGTCATACTATCACCTAAGTTCAAGGCATTCCTAAGGACGCGGGCAAGCGTTGAGTTTCTGGAGGGTACAACGGCAGCAGGTAAGACTACAGTCGGTATCCCTAAATTTATGACACGAGTCGCTGAGAGCAGCAAGAGGATACACCTACTCTGTGCCAAGACCATAGGGATTCTGGAGAAGAATATCCTGAACGGTGACGTAGGTCTTCTGGCGCAGTATCGCGGAGTTGCAGAGTATAATTCTAACGGCGGCGGTGATGTTAGGCTGCCTCACATCGCTTATCAGACGCCAAATGGCGAAAAGATCATATACCTGGCTGGATATGGTGATCGGACGAAGTGGCAGGATGTACTAGGTGGCCAATATGGCTGCGTGATGATCGACGAGGTCAATATCGCAGACATAGAGTTTGTGCGTGAGATATTCCATCGCCGCGAATATCTGATTGCCACACTTAATCCTGATGATCCAGGACTGCCGGTATATGAGGAGTTTATCAACCGTAGTAGACCCCTCAAGCGTTACGTAGGGGATTATCCTGCAGAGCTGCTGAGTCAGATATGCGCTGAAAAGGTAAAAGGCTGGATACACTGGTATTTCACTTTTTATGACAATGCAGCGCTTACGCCTCAGCAGATTCAGGATAAGATCGACTCCGTGCCTAAGGGCACTAAAATGTTTAAGAACAAGATACAAGGACTCAGAGGACGCGCGACCGGTCTCGTGTTTAACTTGCTCGATAAGCACATTATCACAGCTGAGCAGGCAAAAAGATTTTCGTATGTGCAGTTTTCCTGTGGCGTGGACACATCATATTCAAGGCGTAGCGATGATACCATCGCTTTTATTTTTACCGGTATTACACAGGAGCGTATCAAGGTGACATTGGCTGAGGAGGTCTACAATAACAGAGACATCGTGCGTAGAGGTGGCAGAGCACTAGCTCCGTCCGACATACCTCCACTACTCGTAGCATTCCTGGAGCGTAATCGTAAGCGATGGGTGCCTGGCGGTGATGCATACGCAAGAGACGTCTATATTGACAGCGCAGATCAGGCCACGCTTAACGAGTGTCTCAAGTACAATGATGAAGTCGGAAGCCTGTACGACTTTTACAATAGCTGGAAAAAGCTCACGATAATTGACAGGATCCAGCTGCAGCAAGGCTGGATGAAGCCTACTACGGAGCCTGAAATCATAGAGGGCGTACCAGTATATGCTGATTATCTCATCGTCGATGAGTGCACTACGAATATACATGAGCTTAATCTGTATAGCTGGAAAGAGGATAAGAATGGGACTAAACCTAAGAGCGAGCCGGAAGATGCAAACGATCATACGATCAATGCGGACCAGTACAGCTGGATACCGAATAAACAAATGATAGGCCGGATGGAGGTGAAACGATGAAGATTAATGAAACGGTGAAGCATAAGCTGCGTAATTGGCTAGAAATCGACAAGGGCATGAACCCGCTCACGATCACAGTGCTGGAAACGATGGATTTTGAGGCAAACGCATTTAAAAACGCGATGTGGTATCGAGGAGATCCCACGGAGTTGCACCAATTTTACACGCAGTACGATGATATGATGGGGAACACGAGATTCTGGCAGGCAGTAGCAACAAATGGGGTGGATTTTCGTAAGATCCATACCGGACTCCCAGCCTTGATGGTCGATACTTTAGCGGATATCGTTTTCGACGACATGAACGCTAATAGATTTGATAACTTAGAGGCGCAAGAGCGCTGGGAAGATATGGAGAAGCACTTCCCGGATGATTTCTTTAAGGATTCATTCCGTCAGGCCATGTATCTGGGTGACGGAGCTGTAAGGTTTGTGTACGATCCTAAGGTTTGCCGGTATCCTATTCCTGAATTTTTCCCGGCCTCCGAAGTGGAATACATTCGACGCCGTGGCTATATCAAAGGCGTAGTTATTAAGATTAAGCACACCTATAAGGACCGAGAGTATGAGCTGCGTGAGATACACACGGACAGGGGGATTGACTACGAGCTAATCAACCCTGAGGGCGAAAAGGAGAATCTGTTAGACTTTCCAGATCTGCAAGGGATAAAGCCTTTACAGCATAGCGCAAGATTCATGACAGCCATCCCTATTATTTTTGGTAAATCTCCGAAATATAGAGGGCGTGGAAGGTCATTGTTTGATGGTAAAGAGGATGCCTTCGACAGTTTTGATGAGGTTTACTCGCAGTGGATAGAGGCCTTGAGAGATAACCGTACTAAGACATATATTCCTGAGCAAATGATCCCTAAGGACCCAAAGACCGGCATGCTGCTTAAGCATAGCCCGTTTGACGGTCGCCACGTTGTGGTAAGAGGACAATCTGGTACCGAGGCAAAGGCGCCAGCTATTGTTGTGGCACAAGGAGAGCTTGACGCAGAGGGTCTCCAAGCATCGTTCTCGGCAGCGCTCGATCAGTGTTTGCAGGGTATCATTAGTCCCTCTACGTTGGGTATCGATGTTAAAAAACTCGATAATGCAGATGCCCAACGCGAAAAGGAGAAAGCAACGCTGCACACACGAAACAAGATTATCAAGATTGCTGAGAAGATCGTCCCGCAGATTATTGCCTCGGCGTTGCATATCATGGACATGGCGGAGCATAGACCGTACAGGGATTATGACATAGGCTGCTCTTTTGGGGAGTACGCCAACCCCTCGATGGAGTCCGTTGTTGAGACTGTGGGCAAGGCTAAGCAATATGGCGTTATGTCAAACGAGACAGTAGTCGAGGAGCTCTATGGAGACAGTAAAAAGGATGACTGGAAGGAAGCGGAGGTCAAGCGCCTCAATGAAAAGGACGGGCTGCTAAAAGAGCCCCCAGGCATAAATGAGTTTGACGAGCTGGATGGTCGGGAACCAACCGAGGATGATTACACTTGAAAAAGGAAAAGGATTCATATGCTCTGAGGGACTTATTCGCAGAAATGGAGCTAGAGCTAATGGCCTCTTTGCGTCGAAACTTTATCAACCATAAGGTAGAGGAGCAGGCACGAGGCTTTAGCTGGGAAATGTGGCAAAAGGCCAAGCTTCGTAACCTGCAGGAATACCACAAGGAGACAACCAGCGTCATATACCGATTCCGTAAGCGCATCAGCACAGCAATCGAGCAGGTACTGCGCAATCACTTTAGTGTTGGCGTGCGTAAAGCTGATATCAAACTGCCTCAAGATAGGGTCAATACCGGGCTTCACCAGGAAGCCCCACCACGAGAAACGCAGTTTTTCGGAGTGAATAAGAAAAAGCTCGACGCGCTTATCAGGTCAACAAAAAATGACTTTGAGGACGTGCAACAAGCAGTATACCGTAAGATGGATGACGTGTACCGGCAGACAATCTTTAAGACTGAGTTTCAGTTGTCCAGCGGAGCGATTTCACTTGGTAAAGCAATCGACAAGGCCACTGAGGATTTTCTCGCAAAGGGCATTGACTGCATAGTCTACAGCAACGGTCGTCATGTCAACATTGCAGATTACGCAGAAATGGCTTTGCGCACAGCAAGCCATAGAGCAACATTACTCGGTGAGGGCAGCAAGCGTGACGAGTTAGGTGTGCATCTGGTCTTTGTATCAGCCCATGCGAACGCCTGTAAGCTATGTTTACCTTGGCAGGGGCAAATACTCATTGATGATGTTTTTAGCCACCCTAGTAAGGAGTATATAGCGAGATACAAGGATAAGTATAAGCTGCTGTCTGATGCTATTAAGGCGGGGCTCCTGCACCCAAATTGCAGGCACACGCTTGCTACGTACTTTGAGGGCGTGACAAGGCTGCCAAAACCGCAAGACCCAAAAATAGCCTTAGAAAATTACAACAATGAGCAGCGGCAGCGTAAATTGGAACGTGAGATAAGAAAGCGTAAGAGAATCCTAGCCGGAATTGTGGAGGAAGGAGATCGGAAAGAGGCAAGGGCTAATCTGAGGCAGGCTCAGAAGAACCTTAGAGACTTTTTGGAGGCGCATCCTGAATTTAAGCGCAGCCAGAGGAGAGAAAAAGTGCACGGTACTTTTGTGAAGCTTGGCAATGGGACGGGCGGCGCCGCTGCCAAGTCTAAAGGTAAATACGTCGAGTCAATTACCCCCTCAGAGATTGACAAGTACATCGAAAAGTACGAAAATGAAATAAAGGATTTACCGGTTGAGAATGCTTATGTCATTCAAGAGGATGGTAAGGTCTTAAAATATGTAGGTAAAGAGGCGGCTGTAGCCTTTGAAGATGCAATACTGAAAAACGCAACGTTGCTGCATAACCATCCCGTTATCTCTGGAGAGCCAAGCAATAGCTTCCAGGAGGATGATTTTGCATTTCTACAGAATTTCGGAACAGAGATAAAGCGGCTGCGAGCTACGTATGGCAATACGCGCTATGAAGTAGAGGTACTAAAGGACCTCAGTGAGGTATCATATCGGGAAATAAAGTCAAGGGCGAGTATGGACGTGGATATATTCGCTGAATTTGTTGATTTTGGAGACCTAGCCTTTGAGCTGTTAGATAGGGAGGGGTATGTTAGATATGCCAAAACAAAAGTTGAATAAAAAGCAGCAAGAGCTTTGGGACGAATTACAGCGTAAAACTGATGAGTTTTATGACAATGTCCCCGAAGAAGAAAAGCAGAAGTGGCCTAATGGTGATCTATACCTCCCTCTTAGAGTCATGGAGCAAGAATATCTAAAAAGAATTAGAGAAGCAGCAAACGAGCACTCATAAACAGGGTGCTTTTTTAGTGGCAACCCCACAAGGAGATAAATATGGACAGCTATATCGGAACAAAACTTATTAGTGCTGAGGCTATGAATTTGGGAGATTATAACAAATATAGAGGATGGCAGATTCCTGCGAATGAAGATCCAGAAAAAGAGGGTTATTTGGTGCGATACTCAGATGACTATTATTCTTGGTCTCCCAAGGAAGTGTTTGAAAAAGCATATCTGATGGTAGACGATAACCCGGATTTGCCAAGTGGTGTTTCCGTTGGGCCTAAAATGGTAGATAGCTTTATCAAAGAAACTTACGTAAGTACATTTGGGGACAGAACGACACTGGTAAGGTGCGTACTCGTGAATGGATTTGAAATCATCGAATCCTCTGCATGTGTTGATCCGTTGAACTACAATGAGTATATGGGCGCAGAAATTTGCATGGAAAAAATCAAAGATGAAATCTGGTACCTGTTAGGATTTTTATTGCAAACAGCGTGGCAGGGGATAAAGTGATGTGTGCCATCACGCTTATGTAACTAAAGCGAAGAGCTATTATAGCAAAACTAAGGGATGCAGGGTTGTGAAATATCACGATACCTGCATTTTTTGTGGCCGCAAGTCGGCAGAAAGGACCAGCTATGTGAATGACCCACCCAAGAGAAAGCTCCCGTATTTTGGTGAGCATTTAAAATAGTCCGTTTCGGTGCTGTGGACTTTAAATAAAACGCTGTGAGGCAATCGGCGCCGTTAAGCCGAGGGAGGTAAAAAGATATGAGTGACGACGAAAGAAAAGAGCAAGAAGAAACAACCGAAAAGGAACAGGTAAGTAAGGCCTTTGGTAATGAGCCGGATAAACCAGAGACTAAGCCTGAGGGAAATACTGACCCAAAACCTGAAAACACAGAAAAGAGCAAGCCCGAAAAAGAGAATCCTGAAAGTGAAAAGGGCACACCTGCGGAAAAGAAAACATATACACAGGCAGAGGTCGATGCCATGCTGGCGAGGACACGCAAAAAGTACCAAAAAGGGGCTACAGATGAAGCACCCGAAGAGGGCGAACCGGAACAACCTGCACAACCTGTAGAAAGTGCTGTGACCGGTATTCCAATGGATAAGTATATCCGGGCAGAACTCAAAGGCTCTATGGCTATGTTTGATATCGCTGCCAAGAAACTTGGGCGCGCAGCTATGCTAATCGAGCCAGAGTCTGTGATGGAGAACGGGGTCTATTCTGAGGAAAAGGCAAAGCAGGAGATCGAGAAGCTGCTGCAGGAATGGCCAGAGCTTAAACGTGCGGAGGTAGGCTCTGAGAATAATGATTTTAGTTTCGGAGCTCCACGGCAGGAAGAAAATGCCGAAACGACAACGGCGGCTAAAGTGTCGCAGATATTTGGAAATAAATAGGAGGTAATGAAATGACTACACCAAACACAGTAAATTATGTAACACAGTTTGAGCGCGAACTGCTGCAGAAGTATAGCAGAGAGCTGATGACTGCAGAAATGACAACCGAGCATGTAAGATTCATCAATGCAAATACCGTGAAAATCCCTTTTATCGAATTGGCAGGTTATAAAGACCATAGCCGTAATGGGGGCTTTAACCGGCAGGCGGTCAAGAATGATTTTCAGACTTTCGTTTTAAAGTTTGATCGTGATGTCGAGTTCTTCGTTGATCAGATGGACGTTGATGAGTCCAACAATGCCCTCATTGCAGCCAATGTCACGAATGAGTTTGAAACGCAGCAGGCAATCCCTGAGACCGATTGCTACCGTATTTCTAAGTGTTATACAGAGTTTAAGGAGCACGGAGGTGCGCCGGACACAACAGCGCTTAACAACGAGAATGTTTTAGAGGTTATTGATAATGCAATGATGGCAATGACCGAGGCGGGGGTACCGATCGAGGGGCGTATCCTGTACGTGACGCCAACTATGGAGAAAAATATCAACGAAGCCAAGGAGATCCAGCGCTATATCAGCCTGAATCAGAATACAGGTAACGTCAACCGAAAAATCGTTAATCTGGATGGCTTGAAAATCAAACCTATTTTATCCGCACGTATGAAGACGATCTATGACTTTACAGACGGATGCAAAGCAGGAGCGAATGCAAAACAGATCAACATGATTCTCTTCCACCCTAAGTCTCTTCTGGCATGCGACAAGCACCAGTATATCAAGCTCTGGCCGGAGGGAACACACACGCAGGGAGACGGATATCTGTATCAGAATCGTAAGTACGGTGACTTGTTCGTCATCCCGAACCGTGTACAGGGCGTCTATATTAACGCCGAAGCAGAAGCATAGGAGGAAATCGATATGTCAGTAATTTACGCAATAAAAGGCAATCGTGAGGAGCCCATTTCCGCAGAACAGAAAGGGGCTTTTTTGGCAGCAGGGTATGACGTTATTGAAAATGGCGTGAGAACTTGCTCGCCTGCTAAAAAGATAAGTCTCGCTGAACACAATAAAGCCGTAGAAGCCTACGAGGCCCTACAGGCTGAGCACGATAAAACACTCGCAGAAAATGAAGCCCTCAAATCTGAAATTGAGGCACTGAAAGCAAAGTGTGAAAAGACTACAAAGAAATAGGTGATAAATATGTATGCAACACCTGAATACTACACCGCTGATTACGGCGGTACACTCATATCACAAGACGAGCTACCAAAAGCCTTAAAAGATGCGGAGTACAGCATCGACCACCTTTGTTTTGGCCGCATCAAAGGCAAAGGTTATAGCAATCTCTCACCCTATCAACAAGAGCTTATAAGCCGTGCTGTCTGCCTACAGGCCGATTATATCAAGCAGTATGGTCCGTATATCAATAGCCCGTTAAAAGGCTATAGCGCAGGCAGCACAAAAGTCGAGATGGCCAACGTAACCTACGGCGGTATCAGCACTACGCAAGAGATAATCAACCTCTTAGAGGATACAGGACTCAGATGCCTGGTACTGTAATCGCAAGCCCCTTTCCTTTCCCGGACCGGGAGGCCACGACACACGTTGTCGTATACCAGGAGCAGGACACAGAGGACCAGGGACCTATCGAGACTATTATCTATGATGGATTGACGATCTACGACGAAAAGTCAAAGACTGTGCATGGCAAAGACAGTAAGCAGATATCCCTCAGCGGTATGCTTATCATACACGGCGATGTACAGGCTTTGGAGGGCAAGACAGCTTTCCAGGGCTTTGTACAGATTGGTGCGGAGCGCAAGCAGATATATGCTGTCCGCAAGCCAAAACTGCTGGGTGTTATCTATAGCACGGAGATTGATTTGCTATGAGGGTTAAAAGCGTAAAGGTCAAAATCAACCATGATGCTATAGCTCAACTGAATAAGGCCAAAGAGCGTGCTTTAGAGCTGACTGCGGAGGCTATGCGCTCGGATATTGTAAGCCGCGCCGTTGTGCCAAAAGAAACAGGACAGCTAGAACAAGGTAGTGAGAAATATAAGAGTGGATATGTAGAGCAAGTTAGGGATTTTGTTTATGCGATTGTCTATGACACGCCGTATGCAAGACGCTGGTATTTTAACCTTGACGGTGCAACGTTTCAGCGCACACAAAATGTCAACGCACAAGATCATTGGATGGATTACTACCTAGATGGCGAGGGCAAGCAGTGGGTCATCGATACTTACTGCGAATTTCTACGACAAGAAAGTGGAGGGCTTATCACATGATAACTTTAAAAGACGTCAAGGACTGGCTCAAAACACAGGTCTCAGCGGATGTCTGGAAGATAGGTACTTATGACGTATCTAAGGATAAAACGGTCTGTGTACGCAATCTAACGAGCAACCGCAGCATGTTAGCTGTAGGCGGCCTGCAAAACACCACGACAGCCGTTAAAGGTATATCTATCGTAGTGCATTGGAATAAAAACCCAGATGAAACTGAGCGTGTAGCACAAAGCATACATGCTCTTTTTTATGGGCAGCACCCTAAAATTGGTGATAACCGAGTTATTAAATGCGATATGAGGAGCGACGAACCCATAAGTGTTGGAACTGACGCAAACGGGATATACGAATATGTAATCGAAACATGGCTCACATACGAGCGAAAGGAGTAATTTATGGCAAAAGTAACGACCGGTGTATATCCGGTATTTGACATCGTTTTTAGCATTGGGACAAAAGGACTTGCAAGCGCAGAGGAGGATATGGCTTCCATCAAAGATATGGAGTCCTTTTCCTTGTCGGTTGAAAGTAATGTAGAAAAATGGAATCCGATGGACCAGGGAGGATGGGGTAGAGCTTTGGCAACTGCCAAAGCAGTTACTGTATCCCTGAAAGGTAAAAGAAGCGTAGGAGATAAGGGGAACGATTATGTTTATACTGTACTGTGGAAGGATGGTCTTGATTGTAGCACTAAGTATTCTATCGAATTCCCGGATGGTTCTAGCATTACTGGTAATTGTGTGCTGGATGTTAAAGCTGCACCAGGCGGCGATAGCACAAATGTTGCCGCGTTGGAGCTTGATATCATATTCGACGGAAAGCCTACCTTTGTACCTGCAACAGCAGCACCAGAGGGAGGTGCCTAAGATGGGACGCAGATATGACGTTGTAGATCGCCTCAGAAATCGCAATGAAAGACCGGTAGTTGAAATCGACGCAGAGCATAAGTATCCTATCAACACGTCTAAAACAAACGTGCTGTTGATTATGCATGAAGTCAACAAATCGCAGAAAAAGACGGAAGACGACCCTGAATCTGACATTAAAATGATTGATAAGATCATACAGATTGCACTCGGCAAGGAAGCTCTGGATTACATCAACGAAAGTAATATGACGATGGCTGCAACAAACGATATCATGGCTGTTATTATGGCGGCTATCGGTGATACGGAGGTAGATTTCGAGGAAACACCGGAAGAAAAAAAGTAGACCGCTGGTATGATATCTTTGAAGACTGGGAGCTGATAGAGTCGTCTTTTGCCATGCAGTACCCCACAAAGGACCTGTATGACGATAAGATGGACTGGATTGAGTTTACCACGCTTCTGGCGGGTATCATGCCAGACACACCTTTGGGCAATATCATATCCATTAGAGCGGAGGATGACGCTGACACGCTGGAGCACTTTAGCGAGGAGCAGCATCATATTCGAGATGAATGGAGAGATAAGCAAACCCAGAGAATGATTGAGAGCATGAATAAAGAGGAAGTTATGAAAGAAGTCTATGCGATGTTCATGGACATGAGTAAATAGCTTCCTTTTTTTATTTTAGAAAGGCAGGTGATGATGTGGGAGCAACAAGTGCAGGGTCTATACAAATGGATCTGGAGATAAAGTCAGACCTTGACAAAGACATACAGGCAGAGTCGAGTAAGATAGCTGACCGGATACGTAAGCAGGTAGATGCTATGAGCGGGGATATGTTTAAAAACCTTAGGCAGTCTCTTGTGGCAAGTCTTGACAAGATGAATGAATCCGTAAAGGCTACACTCGATCGTACAAAGTTTGAAATGCAGGCTTTTGTTGAGCAGATGGCGGGTATGGTCAAGCAAATGTCTGGTGTACAGATGCCATACAAACAGGCTCAGAGCGACACAGAGCCAAACACAACAGCCTCACAGGGTCCTAGTGTGAGGGGACCTCCGGGAATCAGTATCCGCAAGCCTAAAATCAAGTTTGACCCTCAATTTGACACAGACATGTTCCGCCAGAAATATACCGAGCTCGAAAACATGATGGACATGTATGACAATCAGATCCTTGCGAAACAAGCGCAGCGGAAAACACTGCTTGAATCCTATAAGCTTAACATGGGTGCACAGACCGAGAGCACCCTCGATAAACAAGTAATGGGGCTCGATGCACAGATTGCTAAGCTACAAGACGCTGCTGCTCGGACAAATATCGCACTAAGGGCGATGGATAGACAACTTTCTGTTACCTCAAACACAGCGGGAAAAGCAGCAAGTAGATTAACAGGTCTTAAGTCAGTATTACTTGGACTTGCAAACGGGGGGCCTACGGGCGCTCTGCGGAGTATGCAGGAGATTGTTGGCAGGCTAGGTGACAGATTTATGTCTGCGACTCGTCTTGGCAGGATGTTAAATGGTGTGATGACTAAGTTTCCTGTGACTACGGCGTTAGCCTCTTCTGGCATAAAAAAACTAGGCAGCATGATCGTATCTACTTTAGGCAACGGCTTAAAAAGATTTGGCAATGGTATGAAGTCTGCAGGGCAGCATGCGACGTCTTTTGCTAGCCGGTTGCTCGGTATAGGATCAGCGGGTAAAAAGGCCTCAAATGGCTTAGGTCGTGCCCATATGGGCGTAGGTCAGCTGATTAAGTCGTTTACGATTTTCTCACTGATTTTCCCGCTGGTAAGCCGAGGTATTATGGCGCTTGCCCAAAATATTGGCGCTACGCTCATGACGAATTCCGCATTTGCAAACAGTTTAAATCAGATACGCTCGAATCTGGCCACGGCATTTACGCCTATCTTTCAGGCAATTATGCCCGCTTTAAATGCGCTTATGTCTGCATTGGCCACGGTGACTGGTTATATAGCAGCTTTTATGTCTGCGCTTTTTGGTAAGTCAATGGCGTCTACAAAGCAGGCTACATCCGGTATCTATGCAGCAAAGGATGCGATGGGTGCATATGGGTCCTCAGCCGACAAAGCGGCCAAGGCGTCAGAAAAAGCTCGTAGGTCACTCATGGGATTTGACGAGATCAACAAGCTGGACGATGCGGATGATTCTGCCGGTTCTGGCGGCGGCGGTGGCGGCAGCGATATGCCTGTCTATACACCAACTGATGTCGATGACGGACCTATCAAAAAATGGGTCAAGCAGCTTAAAGACTTATGGGCCAAGGGGGACTATGCCGGTATTGGTAAGCTCATAGGTCAGCAGGTCAACAAAGCTGTAGCATCATTTACAAAGTGGATATCTTGGGATAACTTAGGCAAATCCATCACAGAGTTTTGCGATGGGTTTTGTGAGCTCTTTAACAGTTTGATTGATACGATAAATTGGGAAAATATCGGGCGAATGTTTGGTGCCGGAATCAACACCGTCGTAAATACGTTGTATTTGTTGTTTACTGGCATTAACTGGGAGCGGATAGGTAAAGCATTAGCTCAGGGGCTTAACGGTCTTGTATACAGCGTTGACTGGGATAAGCTAGGGCATACGATTGGGTCATATGTGCAGGCTTGCATCGACATGCTTTATGGATTTGTAACGACAGCAGACTGGCCTGCTATTGGCAAGGCTCTAGCTGACGGTGTTATGGGTCTTATGTACAGTGTGGATATGCCAAAATTTGCAGCAGCTCTCGGCAAAGGTCTAAGTGGAGCAATAAGCTCTGTGCATACCTTTGTAAAAAATATTGACTGGCATAAGCTGGGAGATACGATCGCCAAGAGTATAAACGCCTTTTTTAATAACATAAATTGGGCTGACTTTGGCATGACTCTGAGCGATGCAGCACAGGGTATCCTTGATACATTGCTTACAGCGATAAGGGGTGTAGACTGGGGGCAAATCGGTACCGACATTGCAACCTTTATCAAAAACATTGATTGGTGGGGTGTTGCGGGCTCCTTGCTGCAAACAATAATCGCAGCTGTGCACGGCATAGGGGCTGGTATCCTGAGCCTAGCCGCAGACCTTGGCAAGTGGCTATGGGACGGCTTCTGCAACGGTGTACGTGATTTCTTCGCTGATCCGATAGGCTTTTTACGTAGTGTAATAGTTGACCCCATCATAAATGGCATAAAAGAGCTGTTTGGAATCCACTCCCCAAGTACCGTGTTTGCGGAAATCGGTGGATACCTCATTGAGGGCTTAAAAAACGGTATCTCAAAGACTATAAAAGGGCTTGTGACTGCAATACCAAAACTGTTTTCCGGTCTTGTCAAGGCCATAGGCAACGTCTGGGATGATGTCAAAAAGAAAGCAGGCAAGGCGTGGGATGGAATCACGAAGTCCTTAGGGGATACGTGGTCTAATCTAAAGGATAGTGCCGGTGACTTCTTCGGCAAAATCGGAGATAAAATATCCAGTGTTTGGAATGGCTCTGACAAGGACACAAAAAGCGCCTGGGGAAGCATAAAGGGCGTTGTGGCAGACTCCATCGACTCCGTGAGGGATACTGTAAGCGTCAACTCAGAAAAGGCAGGAAAGGCCATAGAGCAGAACTTTAACAATGCACGCGACTCTCTAATCGGTGCAAATCGAGGCATGAGCAATGATACTAAAAATGCGTGGGGACCTCTGGTCACCTTTATGTCCGATAAGTGCGGCTCTATTAAAAATGATATTTCACGTACTTTTAAGGACTCCAAAAATACCGTGGACTCCAGCAGCAAAAGCATGAAGTCATCCGTAACAAGTAACCTCAGTGACACTACAAAATGGATTGCCAATAAAATGTACAATGATATGTACGATAAGGCCAAAAACATGATGGACAAATTCAAAAAGGGCTCTGGATCAGTTAATGTTAAGTCTACCGTGCAGAGCTGCGTAAATAAAGCCACATCATGGCTTAGCGGTCTTGGCAGCAGCTCCTACACTTGGGGTGGACACATGATATCGGGGTTTGCAAACGGTATCCAAGATTATGCCTACAAAGTAACTAACGAGGTCAAGAAAGCCGCTGGCATCGTTGCATCATGGTTACACTTTACGCGGCCAGACACCGGGCCTTTACGTGAGTATGAGCAGTGGATGCCACATATGATGGAGGGGCTGGGTAAGACTCTGGCAGCAAGCACACCAAGATTCATAGGGCAGGTTAAGAGCTTATCTCAATCCATGTCAGGAGCCATGCAGGCGGCACTGCAGGAGCCGACAATCGCATTCGCCGGCGAAAGGTCCCTAAACGTGCAGCATGAATGGAAAGAGTCTCAGAGTGATACAGATAAAACAACCATGAAGGACCTCATTGAAGAAGTGAGAGGTTTGAAGCAGAAATTTGATGAGGTTAAGGAAGAAATCAGGAATAAAGATACTGATGTTTATATTGACGATCAAAAAGTAACGAAAAAAGTCGTTGAAAATGTAAACAAGGATACTCGCAAAAATGGTAAGTGTCCTATAGATATGTAGGAGGTGCGGGTATGGCAATACTCACAGCAAATGGTGTGGCGCTGCCTGCGCCTACTGTTATAAAAATCGACAACGAGATCATATGGTCTAGCAACACCGGACGTACGTCAAGCGGTACTATGGCCGGGGACGTTGTGACAGAAAAAAAGACAATAACTATCGAGTGGGGAGTGCTCCAAGAGTCCGAAATGGCTAAAATCAGAAAAAATCTGATTGCAGGGTTCTTCCCTTTTTCATTCAACGGCGGTGGAGGGGTAAGCCTCTCTATCACGTCATACCGGGGTACAATCAACGAGGAGCACATAGGGCTCTTAGGTGATGGCATCTATTGGTACAAAAAAGCGACTGTAAAAATAATACAGCAATAAGGAGGATACTATGGCAATAACTACAAAAACAAACAAAAACATTGAGATTACAAAAGACATTATGGTGGACAATGCACAGGTAAAACAGATAAAAGGTGTAATCAATACCGGCAACCCGGAAAACGCGGTTGTTACAGATTACACTAGCAATCAGACTTTGTACAAGGCTAATCGCGAAGCAGTACGCACAGCTGCATCAGCAGCGGAAGACGAGATTTATGCAGAGCAGGATGCAATCATCGCGGAACTGGCAGGAGGTAACAAGGATGCAGCTTAAAAATAAACAAATCGTAGACGCGCAGCCAGCACTTGGTAAGATGCTCAACACTGCTTTGCCTGCGAAGCAGTCTTACCATATTAAAAAGACTCTGGAGTCAGTAAAAAAGCAGGCAGTGTTCCTGGAAGAGCAACGCTCTGAGTTGATAAAAAAATATGGTGCTGAAAAAGATGGGAATTACTTTATACCAGATGGTGATATCGAGGCGAAAAAGAAGTTTTTTGAGGAATACAAAGAGCTCCTGGACCTGGAGGAAGAAATCGACGTGCGTCAGCTAACTCTGGATGAGTTAGATCGTGTGGAACTTACAGCGAATGAACTTGAATCAGTTGAATTTATACTGAAAATCGAAGAATAGCACAGGGAGGTGGTACGATGATAACCACATCCAATAAATACAAAACGGCGGTTAGTAAATCTGGCCGCCACTTCCGGCTGAAGATTGACATTGCAGGCACTGAGTATACTGGTATAAAGAGCTTTAAGCTTAAAGGCGGTACAAACTCATCCGAACAAATCACGTTTGGGGATGCTGTTAGCTCCTATATTGAATTTATCCTCACAGACGTGCCTAAAAACACTATCCTTAAAGGACGTCAAGCGATACCGTATATTGGTTTAGAGCTGGACGATGGTACTGTAGAGTGGATAAAAAAAGGTGTCTATAACCTTGAAAAGCCGGTACGGACTGGCGAGTTTATAAAGCTTACTGCATATGATAACTTTGCCCTTTGCTATAAAGGGTTTTTTACTGACATGTCCGGTAATCAAAAGATAGACGCTATCCTGCAGGAGCAATGTAAAAAGATTGGTATCGCCTATGCAGGCGGAGCTGATGATGTTACCTACAAAGTCGATAACCTGCAGGGGCTAACCATCATTGAGGCTATAAGTGTGCTTGCTGCGTACTGTGGCAAAAATGCTATTATGGATAAAGATGGTAAGCTCAGGCTGGTATGGTATACCGACACAGGTCTTACTATATCCCCGAGTCGATTTGCTGATCCATTTGAAATGGACGAGGAAGACACCTTTATTAACCGGTTGGATTGTACAATCGACGAGGAGCATTCTGTGTCTGCGGGAACCGGCGTTGGTATCTATTTTAGTTGTCCGGGGATGACCCAGGAGCGCATCACTGTCTTATACAACCGGATTAAGGGCTTTACGTATAGAGCTGCCAAACTAAACTGGCGCATGGCTCAACCTGATGTTGAGGCAGGCGACCTCGTGCGTGTAATGGATAACGCCGGCAATGCTTATGTTATCCCTCTCATGGACTATGAGTTTAATTGTGACGGTGGATTTTACGGGACCGTAGAGTCAAAAGGCAAGACCGAGCAGGAGCAGGATACAGGCTATAAAGGCCCTCTACAAACAAAAGTGGATAGGACTTACTCAGACCTCGTAAGCACAAAGCAAGTCATCACCGATAAGATTACGGCCTTTGAGGGCGAGTTTGAGACTATCAATACAAACTACCTTGAGGTCAACAAAAAGCTCATTGCGCTTGACGCAGAAATTGAAAATCTGGACGTCACAGAGCTTACTGCAAAGGTAGCAATCATAGAGACATCCTACGTATCCAAAGAGTACGTACAGGAGCTATATGCCACTAAAGCTGAGGTGCACGTACTGGATGTTGACCTAGAGCGTGTCAACACCCTGCTCGCAGGCAGTGTGACAGCAGGCAGTACACAGACTATAGTATTAAATGCTGACAACACCACGATATCCAACGCACTGATAAAGTCGGCCATGATTGACAGCGTGGCAGCCGATAAAGTCACCGCCGGTACGATTGATGCCAGCAGTATACACTTTAAGTCACAATCCGGACGGTTAGATATATACGGCGAAACCATCCAGATAAAAGATATCACAAGGCCAAGAGTACAAATTGGCAAAGATGCATCTGGAGACTACAACATGTATGTCTGGGACGCATCCGGCAATCTGATGTTTGATGCAACCGGCATCACCGCATCCGGCATACAACGGCCTATTATCGTGGATAGCATGGTAGCTGACAACGCAAATATTGCGGGAGACAAAATTAACATTACCTCGTTAGTCAAAGAGATCAACGATGGCACAGAGGTCATAAAGTCTAGCCATATTATGGTGGATGGAGCTAACCAATCTCTATCTGTGGTGTATAACACTATCACCGGTGACATAAGCACACTGAGTACAGCGTTATCCGTAGAGCAGGGTAAAATCTCATCACTGATTACCGACGTGTCACAGGCTAAAGGTGATGTATCTACGCTACAAACCAATTACAGCAGCCTCACGCAGACCGTAAATGGTATTAACAGTACGGTTAGTGAGCATGCCTCCAGTATCGAAAATCTAAATAATATGGAGATTGGTGGAAGGAATCTTATCACAAATACTAGACCGGATAAGGCAATTGTTAATGGTATCACAAGCAAATGGTCTGTGCAAATTATTGAGGAGTCAACAGCGATTAGTGGTAAGGCGATGCAGGCAACTTGTGCGCAAGCGGGAACCGGTGGCTTTTATCATGTTATTCCTCGTAAATTAGATCCCGGAAAAAGATATACGTGGGCAGTATATATTAAATCCTCAAAAAATGTACGGCTTAGCACTGGCAGTGAACAAGGTGGGCAACGTAATTATGATGTCACAACTGAGTGGAAAAGGTTTGTGCACACCTTCACAGCTTTAGAAAGAGCGCATTATCAATTTACGTTTTATACAGCTGACTCCACTATACCTTGGGCGGTCGGTGATATCGTGTGGTACCACAGTCTTATTTTGGTCGAGGGTGACAAGGCTCCAACATGGGTTCCGGCTCCTGAGGATGTAGACGCATCCATCAAGACTGTATCTGACAAGACCTCAACGTTAGAGCAGACAGTCAATGGATTTGATGCTCGCATCACATCAGCGACAAGCACTGCGGGTAATGCTCTTACTAAAGCAAATGAGGTAAGTGCTACGGTTGATGGTTTCAGCAGTAGGATATCAGCGGTCGAGACTACAGCAAACAGCGCCAGCAGCAAAGTAACTGAGATAACTGCCACAGTAAATGGGTTGACCACGACGGTTGCAAACAAGACCGACAAAGGCGCAATCATATCCACGATCAACCAGTCTGCGGAGGCGATAAAGATACAGGCAAGCCACTTAGATTTATCTGGATATGTAACGATATCAAACGGTGTGCAGAGATACAAATACCTAATTGATTTGTCATCATCGTCTTATAACGTAAATACTTATTATCCAGTGGTTGGCAGTGCAATACCGGGTGAAGGACATCATATGATGTCGGTTGACGTACAGCTAAACAGCGGCTCAAAACCAAGTTGGTCTACTCATGCTAACGGGTTTTCAGTCAATTTTACTGTATACGCAAAGGCAGCAGGATGGGGACGGACAAACGGTGGTGGTTGGATACAAGAAAACTTTTATAGTTTTTGTGATAAAATGCCAGCATATTTTCAGCAAATGTCTTATAGCTCCTTGCCTGTTTTTTATCTGCGAGGTGGCGGGAAATATTTTATCTATTGCGATTTTAGCACCTCGTGGAAAATATATACCTCAAAATACGATACCAACCAAAGCGCCCAATATCCGCAGTATGTTGAGCCCACAATATCTCCCACTAACAGCTACGTTATTGCTGAGCCATCTAATATCGGGAGTTGGTGTGCATCCCAAGATAAGACATTTATAAACGGTGGGAAGATTTACACTGGAACAGTAACTGCTAATCAGATTGCAGCTAACACTATCACGGCGGCTAAGATTGCATCAGGCACTATTACGGCCACTCAGATTGCAGCAAATACCATTACAGGTGCAAAGATAGCCTCTAAGACTATAACCGCAGATAAAATCAGCGTAACGTCACTGAGTGCTCTTACTGCAAATCTGGGTACGGTAACGGCTGGGAGCCTAACGTCTAACACGACGATTAGCGTCTCAACAAATCTGACCGTCGGGAATAATATTTACTTGAACCAGAATGTAAATACCACGAAGTACATTTACTTCAATTCCTCAAACTATATCCGAAATCTATATACCAACAGTTATAACTACATTACCGTAAACTCAAATTATCGTTGTGCTTTGATATCAGGGAGTACAAGCGTTTATGCGTACGGTAACACTGGCGAAGCGGGTATTTCAGCGGCGGCAAGTGTTATTTTTTCAAGTTATGGGAACGGGCGCCTAGAACATTATGGTAAATACTACGACGCAAATTGGAGCTCTGGGTACTTTAGGCCATTACAAACCGGTACAGCCTTGGGCAGCAGCGGAGCATCATATAGATGGTACCGGCTATATTCTACTAAAGCCGAAAGCGCATCATCAGATATACGCTTGAAAACCAATATCAGAGCGTATGACGCACGCTTTGAAAATATGTATATGGATCTAAAGCCCATAACCTATGAATTAAAAGCATACCCAGGACAGTCTGAATGTGGACTAATTGCACAATGGGTAAAAGAGTCTATGGACAAGTTTGGTATTTTAGAGCGAGAATTCGGGGTATACGAGCATGATCTTGATACAGATTCGTATTCTTTGTCATACGCATCACTCACATCCTTAAACATGCACATGATACAAAAGACCATAAAGCGAGTAGATGCCATTGACAATGAGCTGTTGAGCATAAAGGCCAGCCGACAGCAGGATGCACAAGAGCTACAGCAGGAGCTGCAAAAACGAGACTTTGAGATATCGCAGCTGCAGCACAGAATACAGCAATTAGAGAGCCGCTCATAGGCTCTCTTTAAATATGCTCACAAGAGCGAAAGGAGAAGAAACATGGATATGCTTTACACTGTTTTACTGGCAGACCTCAGCATGGTGTTTGTCTGTTATGCTATTTTACTACTGGCTTTTGCATCTAACGTGGTGCTGAGTCTTTACCACAATATCAACATCACAGGGGAGCATTTTAACGCTAAACGGCTGTGGCAGGGCGTCAAAAAAGCCTTGGTGCTGGTCTTTGGCACTATGCTGATGGTTGCCGCCGTAGATGCAGCCACAACGCTGCTAACACAGTATGTGCCTAATATCAACGAGCAAGTGCATGACCTCATTACTGTAGCTATGATTGCTGCCACTATTGGCGTAGCAGCATGGCGCTATATCAAGGATGCATACAGTACGTTTATCAATATTTTAAACGGTAAGCCCTCTGAGGTCGCAGCTGCGGTGGATACAAAGGAGTAAGACATGGAGATACTACTCGCCTTATTGACTGGATTTCTACTTCCGGCAGCCCTGTTTTTATTTAAAGATCGTACAAGCCAAAAGCACAAACGTGAAGAGCTGGAAAAGAAATTGGAACAGAAGCGTACCGACGAGCTTAAGCTGCTGACAAGTGGTATGTGCCTGCTCATCCGGATAAATATCATTGATTATCACAAGCGATATATGAGAGAGGGGTGCATCCCTCTCTACGCGCTCGAAAATGTAAAAACGCTGTACAGTGTGTACAGCATGTTTGGAGAAAATGGAATACATGATCTCATGGAAGAATTAGGCGATTTGCCTATTAAAAATTAGGAGGAAAAAACATGAAAACACCTATGGAATTTAGAAACAAAGTCATCGGAAAGAGATACGACATGGACGGAGCATATGGCAGTCAGTGCTGGGATGGATATGCGTACTATATGCAGTGGTTAGGATATCCATACGCAAACTGCACCAAGTCGGGATACGTAAAAGATATCTGGACAAATCGCAAAAACAACGGAATGTTGAAATATTGCGACGAGGTCAAGACCATGCAGCAGGGTGACATCGCAGTCTTTAAAGAGGCGAGTGCAACACCGGATAGCCACATCGCGATATTTATGAGTGATCTTGGAAACGGATACGGCTTATTTTTAGGCCAGAATCAGGGTGGTGCAGCCGGAGCCTTTAACGAGGTAAAGCTACCGTACAGCGCAACGTATGATACAGCCTTCCGGCCAAAATGCTATAAGGGCCTGTTTGCGGACAAAAAGCCAGCAGAAAGTTATACAGTGCTAAACAAAAAGCCGAGTGACTGGGTGGGAGAAACGGCCACGTTTACGTGTACAGTAGATAAAATAAATATCCGAAAGGCACCGACTACAAAAGGTAAGCCAACGGGCGACTGGTACGAAAAGGGCATGTCTGTAAAGTATGATGGATACGTAAGGCGCGAGGGGTATGTCTGGATTTCTTGGATTGGCAAAGATGGCACACGTCGCTGGATGGCTGCCGGCACACTTAAAAATGGAGTAAGAGATAAGTCTTACGGCACATTCGGAGTATAAAATAACCACTCATTCCTTCGGGAGTGAGTGGCTTTTTCATTTGGAAATAAAAAGTATTAGAATTGCAGTTCCAATACTTTTTTCTGGATTAGCGCCTTTATCCGTTTTCGATGTGATTGCCAAAGTTGTTGTGTTAAGAATTCTCAATAAATCAGAGAGGAGAAACTTATAAAGAATCATTCTTTAAGCGTATTATGATTTCGTATATAGTTCCTATGGCGGTAATGAGGCAGGCAGTCAGCGGAAGATCATTTGTCAAAATATCAGATAAAGGTATGCTATCTGACTTAGATATATGAATCAACCATTCATTACTAGTTGTTTGCAATGTTGTATGCCTCAGTAAGCATACAACGAGCGTGGTTATTACAATCACAAATACGATATTTCTACACAGGCGCTTATATTTCATAGTGTTTCCTCCTTATTTAGGACAGACACTAATCCATACATTTTTAATCGTTAGATACGAGGCAATATGAGCTGAGTATATGCCTTGCAGGGTCGATTGTCAATATTTAGCAATAAATATTGACATAATTAT